GTTCAAAGACGCTAATGATTTTCTACAGGCTGGCAAGGCTCGTGAGTTTAAGTCTGCATGGTGGTCCAAAAAGAAATACTCTCCAGAAGGCTTCACAAGCGGCTCTGAGGACTGGCTCAAGGCTGTCAGGGAGGAGACCCCCTATGAGTATACTCCTACGCCTGTAGGCGCTCTCAACAAGGTTATGAGGGGTTGGATCAAGGGTGGTATCACTGTGGTCAAGGCACCTCCGGGTGTGGGTAAGACTAGTCTCTTTCGGTATGTCCAGCACGATCTCGTGACTAAGCAGGGTAAAGTTGTAGCTAACTTGGCTATGGAAGAGATGAAGTCTACCACTGCCCGAGGGATGGCTACATATGAGTTGAAGACCAATGTGAATACAGAAGAAGATCAGAAGTATAACACCGTCAGTGATGAAAAGTTTGAGAATGCCCTGATGAGTGTGGTGGCTGATGACCGTTTTGTGTCGTTTGACATTGATCCTCATAATCCTCTGGAAAGCACACTAAAGCAGTGCAAACATGCTATCACGATCTATGGTGCTGACTACATCTTCATTGACCACCTTCAGCGTCTAGCCTACCTGAGTGGAGTTGATGGAGCCACTAGCGCACTGACTGAACTTGGTGTTAAGCTGGTGGAACTTGCAAAGCGTAGAAACGTGGGGATCATCTGTATCTCTCATGTCAATAACGACGGGCATACGAAATACGCTAAGTCTGTTGAGGAAGAGGCAATCGTGTTGCTAGAACTTCAGAGGGACAAACTGGCAGAGGATCAGGATGAGAAGAACACTACGCATCTGACTGTCACCAAGAACCGTCCCTTTGCTACGACTGGTCCTGCTGGTATGCTGCGTTATGATGTTGACACGACAATGGTTAGTGAGTATACCGGACCTGATGAACCTGAAACTCCAAACATAGGAGACTTCTGATGAACTCACTGAGCATTCTCATCTATTTTGCAGAGATTCTGCCTAACATTGGTTTTCTGTTGGTCCTGTCACTATTTATTGGAATGTTGTGTTATGGGATCTACTTAATTGTCACCTTGGTTCATAGTGACCAAACTTACGAAAATAGGTCCACCTATCTTGGTCGAGCCGTCTTGGTATTTTTAGCCACAGGTTTGGTTGCTGCCTTGATACCTTCTAAGGAGACCATATACCTGATCGCGGGGAGTGAGGCTGGAGAAATGGTAGTCTCCTCAGATGCAGGTCAGGATATCCTCAGCGACATACAAGAAATAATCGAGTTTCAGTTGGGTGAACTAAAAGGTGAATCCAGTGAGTAACATTCTAGTGATTGACTCAGAGAGCGATGGTCTAGCCTATGAATGCACAAAGCTACACGTCCTAAGCTGGACCAGAGATGGTGAGACCTACCATAGCACAGGAGAATACGATGAAATGGTTTCGGTTATTTCTAGTGCAGATATGGTGGTTGCTCATAACAGCGTTCGTCATGACATGGTTGTTTTCAATCGTATCTTAGGCATTCCTATGGACTACAAGCGTTGGATAGACACCTTGGCCTTGTCGTGGTATCTGTTCCCTGAACGTCAGAAGCATGGTCTAGCGGATTGGGGTGTGGACCTTGGTATTCCTAAGCCAAAGGTGGACGACTGGCAGAACCTCTCTTATGAGGAGTATAAGCACCGTTGTGAGGAAGATACCAAGATCAACTGGAAACTGTGGAAGAAGCTAGAGCGGAGGCTTGAAGAGATATATGAATGATAACACTCTACGGTTTATCCGATACCTTAGCTTCAAGATGGATTGTCTTAGAGAGCAGGAGGAGAACCCTCTTACGCTTGATGTGGAGCAGTGTCAAAACTATCTCGACCAACTAGAGACTATGAAGGAGGAGAAGGTAGAGTCACTCAAGAAGGCAATGCCTAAGAACCCGATCACTAAGAAGAAGGAAAAGCCCAAGGTCTTATACAAGAAAGATGGTAGCCTTAGTTCTCACGGAGAGAAATGGTTTGAAACACTTCGTGAACTCAAGATGCCTGATGATGTGCAGTCTGTTACCTACGTCGATAGCTATGAGGATGGAAACCCAAACAGCAATGAGCAGGTAAAGTCTTGGCTCTTTAGCCTTGGATGGAAACCCCGGACGTGGAAATATGTTCGGAACAAAGCGACAGGAGAAGAGAGGCGCATTGAGCAAGTCCGTAAGGATGGTCACTTGTGTGAGAGTGTCCGTGAGTTAGTCTCCAAAGACTCTGCTATTGAGTTGCTTGATGGCCTCACTGTCATTAGTCACCGCATAGGCGTTCTCAAGGGCTTTCTGAACGCTCATAAGTATGGCAAGGTGGTATCTAGTGCAGGAGGCTTCACAAACACTCTCAGGTTTCAACACAGAGCGCCTGTGGTTAATCTGCCCGGTGTAGAGGCATTGTATGGGGAGTGGTGTCGTGGTGTTCTGGTAAGTCCTGATGAGGATCATACGCTTTGTGGTGCTGACGTTAGTAGTCTGGAGAGTTGCACAAAGCGTCATTTTATGTATCCATACGATCCGGACTATGTAGAGGAGATGAGCCAACCCGGATTTGATGAACATATCAACCTTGCAAGATTCGCAGGGGCTATCTCAGAGGAGGATGAAGAGCGATACAAACAAGGTAAGGGGCAAGACCTCAAGCCTATCCGTAATAAGTTCAAGCCTGCAAACTACGCAGGTATCTACGGTGTCAGGGAGAAGACCCTAAGTAGGCAGACAGGTATGACAGAAAAGGAATGCGCAGCCCTTCTTGATGCGTATTGGAAGCGGAATTGGTCTGTTAAGAAGATTGCCAAAGATCAGTTCATAAAGACTCTCAAGGACGGAACTATGTGGCTCAAGAACCCTGTCTCTGGGTTCTACTACAGCCTACGCTTTGAGAAAGACATCTTCAGCACTCTCAATCAAGGGACTGGTGTCTTTGTCTTTGATATGTGGGTTATGTATTGTCGTCTGATGGGCCTCAAGATCAGTATGCAATACCATGACGAGATCCTGCTGACTGTCGCTAAAGGTGATGAGGCTCGTGTTAGTGGTATCATCCATGAGGCTATGGCTAAGGTGAACGAAAGACTGAAGCTGAATGTAGTGATCGAGGTTGAAGAACAGTATGGGGACTCTTATGCAGCAGTCCACTGAGTCTTCTGTGCAACACAACTAAAGGGTGTCCACTTTTTGTGTAAGATTCCCGGAAAAATGAACTTATATATACATACAAGGCAAAAGGAAACACAGGTGTCGGCTCTGTTCAGACGTAGGTTCTAACACCATGCGTAAGTCATGACCTGAACATCCGAGTTGTCCTGAGTAAGACGTTAAACTGCTCAGCCTTTAACCCGACGAAAGGAAGATAACAATATGCCTAAATACACGATGGATATGGTTCTGGAATACGCTAAGGTTTTTCCTGAGAACGCAGACATGGGTGATCCTGATGGTTCTCGTGCTGCTCAGGCCGTCCACAGCAAAGGAGGTCAATATAAGGTCAACCTCTACTTCACGGATGAGGAACAGATCCAACAGCTTCTCGGGGACGGACTTGACCCTCGGCCTATGAACAATGATCGTATTAAGGAAGGTCGAGAAGAGTTTGGCATCGGTAAATACATGGAAGCCAAGCGTTCTGTTCAAGACAATGTTAAAGTGTTTGAGAACAAGAGTGGTCCTGTTGAAGTCAACTATGGTGGAGCGCCGGGAGTTGTAGACCTTCGTGATCCCGACAATAAGCGTTGGTGGTCCTTTGAGGAAGACGGAACTCTTGGCAATGGAACCCGCGCTATGGTCCAGTTTGAGACCTACAGCAATGGCGCTGGTGTCCGCCTGAAGAACATTGGTGTCACTGAACTTGTTGAGTGGGAACCTATGGAAAATCCTGATGATGAACTGTTTAAGGTAGACTGATGAAGGTTACGATTACTGCTGAAAGCACTATGAATGGTGATGGTATCGACAGCAAAGCAAGTTATGAGCAGGCTGGTATTGAGTGTCTGAGTGACCTTGCTCATGTATTTGCTGAAGCTGCAAGGGCTATGGGCTTCCCCTATGTGGATTACGTAGTGATTAGGACAGAGGAAGGGATGGAGTTCTAGCATGGTGGGAAAGGTATTGATTGATGGCGACATAATTGCTTACAGGGCCTCATTCGCTGCACAAGATAAGGAAGAGCGGGAGGCATGGAACGTAGCAGATCAACTGTTCGCATACATCTTTGAGCAGACCATCGACATGCCTTTCCCCTCCCAAGAAGACTATCATGTGTATCTGACTGGTTCTAATAACTTCCGGCATGATGTCGCTAAGTCTGCCCCCTACAAGGGCAACCGGAAGGGTGAGAAGCCTATCCACCTTCACTCCGTAAGGGAACACATCAAAGAAGAGCATCCAACGACGGTTGCTGAAGGTGAGGAAGCTGACGACCTGATTGCTATTGAAGCCACAAGACTAGGGCCAGAGACTATCATTGCCTCTATTGACAAAGACTTTAAGCAAATCCCATGCAGACACTACAACTTCTTAAGGGATACATGGGATGAGGTTGATGAGTGGACAGGGACTAAGTTCTTCTATGAGCAGATCCTGACTGGTGATAGTGTCGATAATATCATTGGTCTCTTCCGGGTTGGCCCCAAGACAGCACAGAAGATGCTGATGGATTGCCAGACTGAGGAAGACCTTTGGGAAACTTGCGTGAAGGCATACGATGGGGATACCGACAGAGTTATTGAGAATGCTAGACTTCTCTGGTTGCGTAGATACGAAGGTCAGATGTGGGAGCCTCCAGAATGAAACCCTCGTCTGCTAAAGCCAAAGGCCGGAACTTGCAGCAAATCGTGAGAGATAAGCTGCTAGAGTTATCCGATACATTCAGGGAGGGAGACATAGAAAGCACGGGTATGGGGCAATCTGGGGAAGACCTTCAGCTTAGTCCTCATGCTCGTGACCTTCTACCTATCTCTGTGGAGTGTAAGCATCATGCTAAGATGGCAGTCTATAAGGTGATCGACCAATGCAAAGCAAATACTCCTGATGGATGTCAACCTGTCGTGATCCTTAAAGCCAACTACAAGAAGCCTGTTGTAGTGATAGACCTAGACTACTACATGTATCTTGAGAAAATCCGAATAGAGAAGGAAGCCTAATGTTTGTCTGGAAAGTTGTAGATGGTCCATACTGTTTGGAAGATATGCCCCTAATGGAGCGTATGCTTGGGGCCGAGGAGATTGGCTTTAACTATTGGTCTGTCGTGATGGTAACAGAAACTCTTGAGTCTAAACCCTTCCACACTGAGGTTTGGTTTGAGACCTTTAACGATGCTTATGACTTTGCCAAGGAAGTCCAAGTGCCTATGGAACCTTTGGAAATCTCAGACAGTAACTTTGGGGAACCTATAGAATGACTAATATCGTATATGTTACTAAGGAGTTCGACTGGTCTGACTACACAAACTCTAGCCCTATTTCCGATGTGACAAAGCATATATTGCTTAGGTTCTTTGAGACTGTTATCCTATATCTATCAGAGGACGACATAAGGTGTCTTATAATGCACCCCGACTTGATTGGGAAGTATAAGCACGATTGGAAGTATTGCTTTCAAGTTTATGATGTCAGAACCACAATAGAAAATAGTCATCTGGAGTTCCTATGACAGCTAAAACAGTAGTAGTATTCAGTTGCGCACATGCAGACCCAAGTGTGAATAACGACAGGTTTGATTGGCTAGGGTCGTTCTTGTATGATCTTCGTCCTGATATGGTCGTTGACCTTGGGGATGGTGCTGATATGAGGAGCCTGAACACTTACGACACTAGGTATCCTCAAGCAATCGTTAATCAGTCCTATGAGCAAGACATCGAGGTATATAACGACAGCCAAGATCGCCTCCGTCATAAGTTCAGGTTCATGAAGAAGAAGCGTCCCTTCTGGGTAGGATTTGAGGGCAATCATGAAAATCGAATCAAAAAGGCTATCGCCCACGACCCGAGACTTGAGGGATCAAAATACGGGGTATCCTTCAGCCATCTTCAAACGAAAGTCTGGTTCGATGAATACCACGAATACGCTAATTCCGGCCCCGCCCTCATTGACTACGATGGTGTTATCTACGGCCATTATGTGTCTTCTGGGAATTATGGCACTGCTATGTCAACTAAGCATCATGGCTATTCTCTTGTTGAAAAGCTGGCCTCTAGTGCTACTGTTGGTCATACTCATAAATTCAGCTATTTCTATAAAGGCGATGCAATACCTAATCCGCTACACGGTCTGGTGGTGGGATGCTACAAGGGAAAGGAAGAGACTTGGGCAGGCCAAGCTAATGGCGAATGGCGACACGGAGTGGTAGTCAAGAGAGAACTACAGAATGGCCACTATGACATGAGTTGGGTTTCTATGGAATCACTACGGAGAGAATACGGATGAATGGTAAGCATATCGCAGTTTGGTTCTCTTGCGGAGCAGCTAGTGCAGTTGCGGCTAAGCTGACCCTTGAGAAGTATGGGCGCAATAACAAAGTCTCTATCATTAACAACCCAATCAAAGAGGAGCATGAGGATAACCAAAGGTTTTTGAGGGACGTTGAGTCTTGGTTAGATCATCCGATTCAATTCGCGACCCGTGAGAAATACCCAGACCAGTCCTGTCGAGATGTTTGGGCTGACAGAAGGTTTATGTCCGGACCCCAAGGTGCCCCTTGCACACAAGAGTTAAAGAAAAAGGCACGACAAGAGTGGGAAAATACAAACAAGCCTGATTATACTGTGCTTGGCTTTACATCGGAAGAAAGGAACCGAGCGGATAGATTCAGACTGACCGAGAGAGACACGCTATTGACGCCTCTCATAGATGAGGGGTATGACAAGCAGCGGTGTTTTGATGTTATCTTGTCTGCGGGGATTGATCTGCCTGAGATATATAAACTTGGGTTTCCTAATGCGAACTGTATCGGGTGTGTAAAAGCTGGGTCAGCGACCTATTGGAACCTAGTCAGAGGCACTTTCCCAGATGTCTTTAAAGATCGGGCTAATCAATCCCGTGAGATTGGTGCAAAACTCGCTTACTATAAGGGTCGTAGGATTTTCCTAGATGAACTTCCCGCCGATGCTAAGGGTTATAACCTGAAGAACTATAACTTTGAGTGTGGGATATTCTGTGAGGAAAAATGAGCAAACGTAGTTCCCTTGAGAAGATACCCAAGGACTTCTACCCTACGACTGACCCAAAGGCTATACCACCTAAGCTGGTGGAGTTCATCAGGGGTAAGTCCTACGCCTCTCCCTGCTATGGGAATGGGGACTTGGAGGATCTACTGGTGGACGTAGCTACATGCAGGTGGAGGAGCGACATAAGAGAAACCGTGGGTTCTTCTAAGGTCTTGGATGCCTTGTGCCTATCAAAAGAAGATATTGCTAGGTGCGACATGATCCTAGAGAACCCACCTTTCACCAAGTCTGTGTTGTTACCCATGATAGATCACTTCGTAAGCCTGAAGCCCACATGGCTCCTACTACCAGCGGATATGATGCACAACGTTTACTTCAAGGAGTATGTTGACAAATGCACCCGAATCGTGTCAGTTGGTCGTCTCAAATGGTTCAAGGATAGCCCTCACACTAGCACTGATAACTTTGCTTGGTATTTCTGGCCACAAGAGGCTGAACCTAACAACGCAACACACTTCTATGGAAGGTCTTAAGATGTCTAAAGAAGATTGGGTATCAACCCCTAAGAGTTATCCAACCCCGGCTGCTATGGTGGATCAGTTCTACAAGACTGCTGGTTTTGATCCAGATCCTGTGACTTCTGGGACGTTAATTGGTGAAGAGTATGAGGAATGGTTGGTGGAACCGCAAAGGTCCGTTGGAGAACTCAAGGAACTGGCTGATCTGGTCTATGTGATCTATGGTTATGCTCAGTCTCTTGGGTATGATCTTGATGAGGCACTCTACCGTGTTCACTCCAATAACCTTGGTCGTATGTATCAACCCGACGGGACAATCAAACGACGAGAAGATGGTAAGGTAATCAAGAACCCTGACTATCCTAAAGTAGATCTGAGGGATCTGATATGAGCGTGTTTGAAGCTAAAGCCGAGGTCATTAGTGAAAACTGTGACTGTGATTTTCTCATGGTTTGGGGTGGGCCATATAGGAGTTTCTGGCACGGCTACACCCTTACACAGTTTATCGATGGTAAAACCCCGATGACTCCCTATAAACTTAGAAAGCCCTTGATCGGAGGTTACTAATGTATTCATCATCACATGCAGCCATAGGGACCACTCTAGTAGCGGGTGGCTTTATCGCGGCAGGCACTGGAGGTCTTATCGTAGGGGCGGCTATAGCAGTCGTCTCTCACTTGTTTGTCGATTACCTTGGGGAAGAGCCTTATGGGGATCTAACGACAAGTGCTATCTGGGAACTGATCCCAATGCTGATCTTTGCTGCTAGTGCTTTCCTCAGTGGATACCCTATGGTATTCCTTGTAGGCTGGCTGGCAGGAAACCTTATGGACATCATCGACAAGAAGCTATACCTAGCGATGTTCCTAAAGAATGTAGACCCTTGGTATTTCTTCCACAAAGGAAAGCCAAAGATCAAACTTGACCTAGCGACTACCAAGATGTATGCGTTTATGTCTTGTATCGTGTATGTCACTGTCGCAATCATAATGAAAGGATATACCTGATGAACTGGATGACCAAATATTATGTTTTCTTGTCATTTATGATGACACTGCCGGTAGCTAATTGGCTGATCGGTAACTTTGGAACGACTTGTGTTGAAAACGGCCCATGCCTAATCCCTGTAGGTTTTGGCTACATGGCCCCAAGCGGAGTCCTTGTTATCGGGCTATCTCTCGTTCTCAGGGACTGGCTGCAAGAGTTGACTGACTGGAGGTGGTCAGCGGTAGCTGTAACTTTCGGGGCTTTTATCTCTTACCTTGTGGCAGACCCATTCATTGCCCTCGCGAGTGCAATCGCCTTCTTGTCCTCCGAAATGCTTGATCTTGCAGTCTACACACCACTTCGGAAATCTGGTAGACATATCGCAGTATTGCTTTCAGGTGTGATTGGTGCAATAGCTGATAGTATGCTTTTTGTCTATATTGCCTTTGGCTCTATAGAGTTCGCGCTTGGGACTGTCCTTGGTAAATTGTATGCTTCTATAGTTGTCGCTGCCTATTTGTTTTGGAGGTTGCGTAGTGCAAGTAGATAAGGTATAACTTCAATTCCCTAGTAAATGTAGAAAGGGTCAAGAAATGTTACATTACCACGGGACACCAATAACCCCAAGATCGGAGATGGAGAAATTAAAAGGGAAGCACTTTTGTGTGTCGTTTGCCCAGCCACAAGATGCTTTATGGTGTATTGATAACGCACAGAGCATTATGTGGGATAATGGTGCTTTCTCTGCCTATACTAAAGGTAAACCCTTTGATAAGGCGAGCTACATTTCTTGGCTAGATGATAAGTTATATGGCGCTAATTGGGCTGTAATCCCTGATGTTATAGGAGGCTCTGTAGATGAACAAAGAGAGTATATGTCAGGTTGGCCTTACCCAAGGCATTTATCTGCCCCAGTTTGGCATATGAACTTGCCCTTTGACTGGCTTCTAGAGTTAATTGACAATTATCCAAGAGTTTGTTTCGGGTCTTCCGGTGAGTTTTGGAAGGTTGGCAGTGAGGAGTGGTCACGCAGGGCAGACAAGGCATGGGAACTTATAGAGAAGACTAATGCAAGGCCATTAGTCCATATGATGAGGGGTTTGAAGTTATCAAAGGAAAGATGGCCTTTCGCGTCAGCGGATAGCACGAATGTCGCAAGGAACTTCAAAAATAAGGGTAAGGAAAAATGCCCCAGAGAAATGTGTGACAGGATTGATGCAGTCCAAACACCCCTAAGATTTACAATACAGTTAAGAAAGGATACGCCTGATGAACCCAATCAAAAGGTATTGGAACTACCTCAAGACCCGTGAGCAGCACCGTAAGATTATCAAGGAACTGAACCAACTGACCGATAGACAACTCCGAGACATGGGCATCTATCGTGGTGATATTGATAACCTTGTGTGGCTAGATGAGGATAAACAAAAGCGGGGGAGTTCCTATTGATTTCTCCTGAGTGGACTATCTTAGCGGATAGCGTCATCAATCAGTATCACGAGGGTCGGATCTCCTTAGAGTATGCAGAGAAAAAGCTGGATGATCTCCGCGTCCCACAGTCAATAAAGAACCGTCTGTATAAACAAAAGAAAGAGCAAAATGAGCAATAACCAACTGCCTACCGACTATCAAAACTTTATCGCACTGTCGAGGTATGCCCGGTGGCTTCCTGAAGAGGGTCGTCGTGAGGACTGGGGTGAGACTGTAGATCGGTATATGTCTAATGTGGTCCGCCCTCTGGCTGGGGATGATACCTACGTCAACCAGATCGGGGATGCTATCATGTCCCTTGAGGTTATGCCTTCTATGAGGGCTATGATGACTGCTGGTAAGGCTGCTGATCGTGACAACACTTGCATGTATAACTGTAGCTACCTACCTGTGGATGATCCCAAGTCTTTTGATGAGGCTATGTTCATCCTTCTGTGTGGCACAGGCGTAGGCTTCTCTGTAGAGCGTCAATACATCAAGAAACTACCGGATGTGCCTGACACCCTCTACGACAGCGATACAACGATTGTAGTGAAAGACTCTAAGGAAGGTTGGGCTAAAGCATACCGACAGCTTCTGAGCCTTCTCTGGGCCGGTGAGGTGCCTAAGTGGGATGTGTCTAAGGTTCGTCCTGCTGGTGCAAAGCTGAAGATTTTTGGTGGTCGTGCCTCTGGTCCTGCTCCTCTGGTTGACCTCTTCCGGTTTACCATTGACAAGTTCAAAGGTGCTACGGGTCGTAAGCTGAACTCTATCGAGTGCCATGACATCATGTGTAAGATTGGTGAGGTTGTCGTTGTTGGCGGTGTTCGTCGTTCTGCAATGATCTCTCTTAGCAATCTCAGTGATGATCGTATGCGTCACGCTAAGTCTGGTCAATGGTGGGAATCCCAAGGTCAACGCGCTCTGGCTAACAACTCTGTAGCGTATACGGAAAAGCCTGACGTAGAGACCTTCATGCGTGAGTGGACAGCACTGATCGAGAGTAAGTCCGGTGAGCGTGGTATCTTCAACCGTGTAGCAAGTCAGAAGCAAGCAGCTAAGAATGGTCGTCGTGAGAGCAGCTATGAGTTTGGGACTAACCCTTGTTCAGAGATTATCTTGCGCCCGTATCAGTTCTGCAATCTAACAGAAGTGGTTGTTCGTGCTACAGACAGTCTGGAGGATCTGGAGCGTAAGGTCAAACTTGCGACTATCCTCGGGACTATCCAGTCTACCTACACTCACTTCCCATACTTGCGGAAGGTCTGGCAGAAGAATACTGAGGAAGAACGTCTGCTTGGGGTATCTCTCACGGGCATCATGGATAACCCTCTGATGACGACAAAGAACCAAGGATTGGAGAAAACACTTGAGCATCTTCGAAATGTCGCTGTGGTTACTAACGCTGAGTGGGCTGAGCGTCTTGATATACCAGTATCTGCGGCCATCACATGTGTTAAACCATCTGGAACCGTTTCTCAGTTGGTTGATAGTGCTTCTGGTATTCACACTCGGCATTCTGAATATTACATCCGCACTGTTCGAGGTGATAACAAAGACCCTCTGACGCAGCTTATGATCGACCAAGGTATTCCTAGTGAACCTTGTGTTATGAAGCCAGACACTACGACAGTGTTCAGTTTCCCGATTAAGGCTCCTGTTGGTGCTGTTACTCGTGATGACCTTACCGCTGTTGAACAGCTAGAGACTTGGCTTATGTATCAGCGTAATTGGTGTGAGCATAAGCCTTCTGTGACTGTCAGTGTTAAGGATGATGAATGGTTGGATGTGGGTGCCTTTGTCTACAAGCACTTTGATGAAATGTCTGGTGTGTCGTTCCTACCTTACGATGGTGGCACCTATCAACAGGCTCCTTATCAGGAATGCGACAAAGAACGGTATGAGGAAGTCCTTCAGAGTATGCCTACGGGTATTGACTGGAGCAAACTTTCGGAGTATGAAGGGGAAGACAATACCGCTGGTATGCAGACTATGGCCTGCTCCGGTGATACTTGTGAAATTGTTGATCTGACCTAAGGTTTTGGTGCGGGAAGTGGTCTAAGGGTCATTGGGTATGATCCAGCGTAGCAAAACAAAAGCCCTTGGGAGCGACGTAATGCCTTACTGATATGCCCGCACCAATGAGTCCTGAGCATGACGTAAAACTGCTCCACAAATAATAGGAAGTCAAATGGCAAAGAACTCTTTACCGATAGGTTACCTACAAGAAGCATTAAGGCTTGACGAGAACACTGGGTTTTTGTATTGGAGGGAGGATCGACCACGAAGTCACTTTAGGGCCGAAAAAGCATACCAGATGTATCTTGGTAAGTATGCTGGTCGTAAGACCACATAAACGGGGACCGAAAGGATAATCGCCCGACTAACTTAAGGTTGGTTACCCCCAGAGAAAACAGCAGGAACCAAAAACGACACTCAACAAATACTTCTGGTTTTGCTGGTGTTGATGAAAAAAGGGGAAAGTTTAGGGCTAGAATTACCTATGATGGCAAACAAATACACTTAGGGTATTTCCAAACTGCTGAAGAAGCGCATGAGGCTTGGCTTCAAGCTAGAGATGAATTAGGCTTTCTGCCCGGTCATGGTTCAGATAGAGAAGTGTATAGAGATTAGTCAGCATCTACTGAAGAAGGAATCTGATGAGATACTGGGAATATATGAGAGAGAAAGGACGAGAAGTGACTGAAGATCTTAAGCCTACACACGAATACCGTTACTCGCATTGGTTGGAAGACTACTGGGAGCCGATCTATGTAGATAAAGAGAGAGACACCATTGGTCGATATAATGGTATAGGGGATTCTCGCACGACTTTCTCATCGCTTAAGGCAGACCCTTACTCAGAGGTGAGACAACTTAGGGATAACAAAAGATTGGACAACGTAAACCATCCAAGTCACTACAACGAGTCCGGAATTGAATGTATCGAGGCTATCAGGGCTACCCTTGGGTCTAAAGGCTTTCAAGCATACTGCAAGGGAAACGTCATGAAGTATCTGTGGCGGTATGAGTATAAGAACGGTATTGAGGACTTGCATAAGGCTCAGGTCTATCTTAACTGGATGGTAGAGTCTATAGAACAGACATAAAAAAGGCCCCCGTGAGGGAGCCAAGGAGAGAACTATGAAGTATGTAATCTTGGTAGTAGTGTTTCTTATGATTTCTACTGTTAAAGCAACAGCACAAGATCAGGCAGAGTTGTGTCATACAGCATCAGACATCTCTAAGCAGGTAGCACTGTGGCGAGACCAAGGGATTGATCCTAATCTGTCGTTCTCTGCAATGCTTGGTCTAGGGCTTCCACCCGACGTAGCAATTTCTGTAGTTGCCTATATCTACCGAATGTATGCTGATCGAAGCCCCGACGAAATCAAAGAGCAAATCCTTCAGGCTTGTCTAGGAGAAGCAATGTGAAGCAATACTCTAAGATTATCATCAGGACAGTGACAGGTAGTTTCATCCAGCATGATAATGTAGAGGCAGATGTATCCTCTGGTAAAGTCGTTAGGGTAAAGCTGAAGAACTCTACCCGTATGTATCCATACCACTCAATTATGTCTATCGAGGTGTTTAACGACGACTGAAGAAACCTCTAAGGATTCTACCCATTTCACCGGGTGACGGAAGTAACCAACCTAAAATCAGAAGAACTATTATCCAAAGTGGGGTCTCTTGTATTGTCAGGGACTCCACTTTTTCTGTTCTAACAGTGTTGGTATCCTTGGTCTGGGTAATGTCTCTAGCGTTAGGTCTAACAATGTTCTGAGACTGATCGAGATCTGCACCAATCGTTTGGGAGTTCTCTTGACCAGCTTGAGTGTTAGCAGCTACGTTAGGGCCACCACCTGTAAGTAGGCTCAGAGGACTACCGCAGGCTGGGATCACCATCAGTGCTGTAAGAGCCAGAGCGAGTTTGAACCTGCTTTGCATAACTATCCAATCCGAATGCTGCTGCTGCGAAGGTGAACACTGGCCAGACTAGCACTTCCACCATGCTAACGTCTCCTGTCCAAACGACATAACCAAGTCCAAGCAGAAGCCCTATGGAGACCTCTCTTTTGTAAGTCTTAATCTTGTTCTGCATACTGGCACTCCACACTAGAGCCTTCAGCATAAGCTGTGAAGTTGGAATAGCAGAAGATCAGGAGTAGAGAAACAACAGCACCAATTACTAGAAATCCAGAGTTCTGTCGTTCCATCATGCTCCCAATCCTCCTCTTATAATCCAAGCCATGACTGCTGAGATAAGACCCCCAATGACAAACAAGAGGCTTCTATCCCTCATCATCTGTCGCTTCTGTTCCTTGTCGATAAGACCCTGTAGAGATTGATTGAGCAGGGCTATGGTAGTGTTCAATTCAGAGATATGCTTCTCTAGTTCTTCGTAGGCATTCTCTAGTTTATCTAATCGCCTGTTGTATTCATCGCTCATAACCGTGACCTTTGGGGATTTCCCAATGGGGACCATCATTGAAACGACCAGTATAAGCCTTGGCTAAGTCTTCACCATTGCCGTCCCATTCACGAATGTCTTTGACACCCCAGTTGCCTCCCCAACGGACAGGAACATCAACCTCTTTAGCTGCTAGGATAAAGGCATCCGCAATTAGATAGAAGTATTCCCAATCCCAAGAGAGTGGATAAGGAGCGACATCAATAGCATGGCCTGTGAGGTGCCTAGAGTTCATGGTCTGGGACTTACCTTGAGCCACAAGCTGTCGCTGCCTCTCGATATGCCTAACGCCCTCGATAACAGAGAAATCCTTTTCAGAGACCGCAATAGCCTTCTTAGCTACAGCGATTAGGTCAGGATGCACACCGGAGAGGTTCTGCATAGACCTTTGGCCAAACACGAAGTTAGGCTCTTTATCAAATAGTTTCTTGAACATGCTCTCTCCTGTTATGCTGTTATATCGTATTCAAAGGCTGTAGCGTTAGTGGTTCCGATGACATACATCTTGGTCCCGTTAGACCTTATGAACAAGCCTCTGGGTGCAGTCTCTTGAGTAGAGACGCTGAAGTTCTGTGAATAGGTAGCAGTGGAAATGTTCCAGGCATCACTCAGATCATATTCATTGACGTCTTCACCGGAACGACCCAAAACATACATCTTAGTTCCATCAAACTTAAAGGATACAGACTCTGGGATTGTCTCTTCAGTAGAGACATCAAGTGTCCTGACGTAAGAGACAGAAGACAAACTCCAAGGAGTGCTTAAGTTATACTGATACACAGAATCAAATTCTGAACCAACAGCATACATTCTTGTCCCATCGAAGCTAAAGAACACACCTTTTGGCAGCCCTTCCTCTTCGGCAGCAGCACCCATATCATAGAAAACACTGTTATAAGACGCCGTAGAAACATCCCATGCCGTGCTTAGATTATACTCATAGATCGAGTTATTGGTGCTTCCTGTTGTATACATCTTAGTGCCATCAGGCTTAAAGAAGACGTCCGTAAGTGCTGTATCCTCAGAAGATGTGCTAAAGGCTTGGACATAAGACGCTGTAGAAACATCCCATGCTGTGCTAAGGTCATATTCATAGACAGAATCATTCGTTGAGCCAGCAACATACATCTTAGTTCCATCAGGCTTGAGGAAGATTCCCTCTGGGGAAGTGTCCTGAGAAGAAACATCAAAGCTGCTAGAGGAGTAAGATGCATTCGACAAGTCCCAACCACCAGCAACATCATCAGCGACATAGACCTGATCGTTAGTCTCTCTGAGTGTCATATTGATTGGAATCGTAAGGTCTTCTATAACGCTAAACGACCAACCTGTTACCTCAAACACTTTTGATGACCACCCAAAGCGGCTATTAGTGATAGCGACAGTATCCCCAATCTGAAGGGTAAATGCCTTTAGGCCAAAGTCTGCCTGAACGGTAATCTGCTGTCTGTTCTGCTTTAGGGCAATCTGAGCAAGCCTCTGGGTTTCTTTTTCATTGTCGGTAAACAACAGATCAAGATCCGAGAAACTCTCAAGGCCACCATCTTCTGTTATCGCAGCTTCATCTTGATAGGGAGGATAGTCTGAGAATACCCAATCGTTGTTAGATCCCTTATAGGTTCCCCTGACGCCATTAAAGTTGTCCCTTCTGGAGTGCCTTGTATAGACGCTGATAGGGCCAATAAAATCATTCTCATCTAGCGTAAGGGTTGGAGCAACATATTTACCAGCCTTAAGTCTCCACTTACCCTGAGCATACCAGAGAGTTCCAGCACAAGACGTAAGCAGTGTCTCAAGAATATCTACAGGTGCAACATCAGTAGTGAATGCTCCGTTGCAGGTATATCTCTTTTCACTAGAACCATCAAAGGAAACCATTTCATCACAGACATCAGCAGCATCAGCAAAGCTACCACCGACACCATCAATATTAGGAGGCTGTTCCCCGAGGCCATAATCATCCTTACGAACATAATCCCTAATGCAGAGTGCAGGGTTGTCTGACCAAGATGTCGTATTAGTCCTTGGGTCATAGACTTTCTTACCCTTGATGATTGCCTTAATTTCTGGGATGCCGTTAGGCATTCTGTTAGGACTATATTTCATCCGGACGTATAGGTATGCAAGCCCCCGGAGCCTATGGTTGTCGCTCCAAACATCAGACCCCACATGTCCTTGAAGAACAGTATCCACTTCCTGATCGTCTTCTCCAAGATGTTTATAAACTTCAATTTTGTCCCTATAGCGGTCAGTGAAGTCAGGGTCATCAATGCTATAGACATTACCTTCTGTTGCAGTCCCATCAGACCCCCAACCAGTGACCCTATACCCATTGATGTAAATCTCTTCAAACTCTTCAATCTCATGGCCAGCAAACACGAGAACCCGATGAAGATACTCATTATCAGTGCCGGTTGTGTAATCAAAGACCCTAGCACCAGCAACTTTAGTCCTGCCATAGATGATCTGGTGGTCAAGAGCAGCACCATTGGCTGTAACCTGATAGCCACCACCGATACCCTTACCCTTACCGCTTAGGGCATAGAGAGCAAGACCAATAGCTGTCTGAGTTGCAAGACCCACAAGAAATGCGGTCGTTGTTCCTGCTAAGGCAGCGGGGACTATAAGATTGCCAATGAAAAGGGCTGTAGTTCCGGCTGGCATCTATAGAATCCTCTCGTATTTACGCTCAATCTCTTTGTAGCCCATCTTCTTAAGCAGGCCGTCGATTGGGTTTTTTGTCGTTGTCGTAATGTGGAGACGGTCAAAGCCATCCTTCTTCAGACAGTCTTGAGCAAACTCAAGGAGTTCAACTCCGTGATTATTCCCACGATAGTCCTTATGAACGTAGAAGCCATCATCGGCAGCAATGAACTTACCTTTGCAATGAATATCAGGAGTAACAATAACGACAACATAACCAGCAAGACGTAGGCCATCTCGGGCTGTAAAGATATAGAGCATCCCGTGGGTTTCTAGCTTACGGTAAACACCAATATCAAAATTGATGCTCTGGTCCATTACCTCATCACAATGGAGTTTCCCTAACTGTGCAAGTTCCTGCTCTACGGAGAAGAGAAACTCTTGCTTGTATTCAACAGCCATGTTATGAACCCCAAGTAATGTCTTGGTCCTGAAGAGCCTCAACATAATCCAAGCCAAGGTCATTAGGGAACTTAGACTTCTGGTATGCACTGTTGTATCTAGCGATACGAGGTCTCTCCAGCGTAATTAGGCGGTTCTCTACTGTGAGGGTAACGACAGAAGTTTCACCATCCTCAGTGATATTCATTGTGTCCATGTAGCCAACGAATACAGTGTTCAGGCCACCAGTCACAAGTTCAAGGCTAATCTTGCTACCATCCTCAAGCAGAAGAAAGTCACCATCCTCTTTAAGCATAGAGCCTTCAGAGAAAGCCCCAAAGCCTAGAGTGCAGGTTCTCCCTTGATACTCAGAGGTAAGAGCATACGTCAGAATATCATCTGAGATGCCACTGAGTTTGAGTTCAATACCACGGACAGAAAGGTCAGCAGTTTCCTCAACTACAGAAATATCAAGAAGGTTCCCTACTCCATAATAGATAACACCACCAAGGCTAATATTACCAGCGCCTGTCCAAAATCTAACGACGCCTTCATCAAAGTTGAGTGCTACTGTGTAGAATGGCCTAAAGACAGCATCATCTAGTGCATTTTCAAATACTGTGTCGAGTTCTCTTGTAGCCATTTGAGTTATGCCCCGTTGTTACTTCTTGAGAGTTCCAGCCAGTTAGACCCGGTATAGATCAATTCCATTGTGTCTGCTACGTTGTCCATAGTGAAATCCCCAAGGACGTTATTAAGGATGATGTTACCCGTGCCATCCTTAACGACAATGGTTCTCGTAGAATCCGCAGGGGTAATAACAAGCCTATGACCAGTTCCAAAAGCACCATTGATCGTAGTCAGGTCATCTGTTGCTGCGGCTGATTCAGTGTCAATCCTATGGTAACTTCCTGTCGCAGTAACTGCACCAGAGGCAATCGTTAGGTCAGTTCTTGCTGTTATGAATTTCCCACTAACCTGAACATCCCCGCTCACGTCGAGGTCGGCACTCGGGCTGGTATTTTTGATTCCCACGTTACCATCAGCGCGGACCTTAACCGCTAAAGTATCAACCGTCCCGTCGTTGTCTGCGTCCGTGGCGATATAGAAGCCGTCGTTGGGGTCGTTGGACGGAACTTCGATACCGACGTGCCCGGAGCCGCTCCCGGTGCCAAACGACGATATGACCGCCGCGTTTGTCGAACCACCAACCGTAACAGCGGGGGTAACATTGCCTTGCAGCTTCATATCGTTGCCCGCCCCATCGCCGATCCGCGTGGTGCCTCTGACATCCAAAGTGGTGCTAGGGGTAGTAATCCCAACGCCTACACGATCATTGGCGGCATCAACGACAAGAGTTCCATCGTTAGAACCCGGCTTAACCGCGAAGGGAAACGAAAGGTTTTGCTCATCCCATAGATAAAAGGCATAAGTATCAGAACTGTTGACAGCCAAAGTCCAATAATCTGTAGAGGAACTCGACAGCTTTACAAAGTCTTCACGACCAGCAAAAGTCTTCTGAACTTTAGCCGTTCCTGTCACATGCAGAGAAGCATCCGGGGCAGCAGTATTGACTCCCACGAAGTTAGTTGTCGCATTCACAAACAGGTTACTACCAACAGCGGTATCAGACCCTACGACAAGATTACCCCGAGACGTAACAGAACCAGAGACATCCAGTTTTACGTTAGGACTTGTGAGGCCAATACCTACGTTACCCGCTGAAGTAATGGTCATCCATTCGTCTTCAAAGGTTATGGTATTGTCAGAGCCATCCTCTGCGGTAGAACCAAAGATCAGCTTATCAACACTTTCATCCCAAGCCATCACCACATTGTAGTTAGAGGCAGTAGCAGAGGCATACCTTTGGAATAGCATCCCAATGTCATTCAATGGGGTAGCCTGACCAGTGTTGAGCGTAATAACTGCGTCTTCTACATTCAGGTTTGTCGTATCAACAGTGGTTGTAGTTCCCGAGACGGTTAGGTTGCCTGTGATGGTAGCACTAGAATTAAGCGTCAGAGGACCATTAAAAGTTGAAGCACCGTTTGTCGTGATCTGAGAAACGCTTGAGAATAGTTCACCTCGTGTGATTGCTTTGGTCTCATTCCCAGAGGTATCTACAATAGCAAGTTCATCACTAGTATCATCGACATTAGCACCAGTAATTTTAGAGAGTTGGGAAATCTTTTGGTCGGCCATTATGTCAAATCCTCTACGGCTGAAAATGAGATACCATATGCACTAGCGTTATTAACTGACCACTCACTCACATTTGATGCTAGTCTGAAGACGCCTTTTGGGTTTGTGAGAACTGTAGGTGCATCAGTATAGTCAGCCCTTAGTGGTGGCCAAATCTCCAGAGCGCCATCCCCTTCGAGATCCTCTAGAACCATATGAAGCCTAGAAGTTGAACCAGATCCTAGTTGAAAGTGGTCTCCAGCCAGTATTGTTGAATTATTGCCGATATTAGCAGTAACTGTAGTGTCTCCTGTGTTCCCAAACACCTTCAAGAAAGGAGTAGTTCCCCTCAGAGTAGCATGGTCAGGATCACCAAGGAGAAACGTCCCAGAGGCCCCTCTGAGGCTCACAAGCATAGATACCCAAGCATCCGACAGATCACGACGAGTAGAGGGGATAACTACATCAGCTTCCCATCTAGCACCTGAGTGTTGGAATACTTGTTGTTTGTATGTGAAGGGAGACGAAGTAACAGCAGTAGCATTCACAGCCCTAAGAGTGATCTGCTCAATGCCAATGCTTGTAGGTTGTGGTCTAGGGTATGATATAGCCATTATTACCTCTATGCGAATGTATCGCGGACGACACCACCACGACGACGTGCATCCAGCATTTGTTTCTGTGTGAGTGCAGCAATCTTAGGTGCTTCTTGAGCGATGATCTTCTTCACGCTGTCGTCTCCATTAGCACTAAAGGCAAAGGTTTGATGTATCGTAACGTTACCCTGTTCACCAGATACCTCGACACCAAGACGACCACCTTTACCACGCTTGAGCGGCATGATAGCTTCAGGACCAGCCTCACCCATGAGACCGACACCACCATTAGACATTGGGAAGAACGTGGGAGACCCTACAACTCCACCATTAGCGAATGCTGTTACCTGAGAACCACCGCTAAAGACACCACCATTAGCAAAATCTCCACCACCAAGAGTTGGCCGTGGGACATACCCTTTAATGTCTAATCCAGTAGTTCCAAAGATAGCATTCATTATTGAGTTCACTACAAGCAACTCAAAGGCTTTCTTGAGAATGATCTGAACCATATCCCCAAAGGCATCAGAGGCAGACTTAGTGCCATCGACAATACTCATCATAGCATCCCCAAGAGCGTCACTCGTGGTGTTTGCCATCTTGAGGAGAATATCCTCGTAGTTTGTCGCTGCGTCTGCTGCTTGTCCGTAAACCTCTTGCGCCTGAGCGACAGCTTGGTTATATCTCTCTTGCGTAATCATCCCTTTGTCGAGAGCAAAGTCTAGGAGTTTTATCTCTTCTTCGTAGGCTTTGGTTTGCTGCATAGCTGCTTCGACTTGGGCTTGGAGTTCAGGGAAAATACTAGTGGGTCCGGTTGCACCACCGCCACCGCCTCCTCCACCGCCAGATGATGGGGCATTCAACTCACTCAGGATGTTTTGTGATTGCTCAAGTTGCCTAGCTTCGGATTCTGCAATTGCCCCCGCAGCCATAGCAATTAGTGGGTCCGCACCAGCTTGACTTAGATCAAACTCTGCACCTGCCCTAGCCGCTGCCGCTTCTTGACTTACACCACTTTGGGCCGCAGCAATCTGCGCTTGGGTGACAGCCAGTTGTCTCGCCCTCGCTTGACCTGCCGCCGCCGCTCTTGAAAGGGCACTAGCGAGATTGTTAGCCATAGTTACAGCGACACTAATCTCTGAACCAATGTCCCTAGCTGCATCAGCTACATCATCAGCCGCACCCTTGGCATTTTGTAGTGCCCGCCATGCTCGTATGACTTCATCTGCGTTGTTACCAAGGATTCCGTTTTGCTCAAGGTAAACTCGATAGGCTTCTTCTTCTTGCTGTCTCTTAAGGTTAGCATAGGCAACAGAGTCTTCCCCAAACTGATTGGCGATTAACTGAAGGGCAACTTGATCCCGTAGACTCTGGAGTTCTTGCTCTTTGAAGTTAAGGATATTTTGAACAGCAGCATCCCTTTCTCTTAGGGCTTCGTTCTGTGCCTCAACCTCTTCTTTTGCAAGACGCTCTAGTTCTAAGAGCCTTTCTTTCCTAGCCTCTTGGTCTTGATAGGTTTGGAGTTCTTCTCGTGCTAACCTAAGTCTTTCTTCGGCGGCTTCTATGCCACTCCTTTCTGCTCTCGGATCAACATTAGCTTCTATGGCTGCATCTAATTCTGCTTGAGCCTCTCTCACAGCCCTTGTAAGCGCAAACTCTTCTGTGTTTGAAAAGCCAGCAAATAGAGCGTCAAGTTCAAATGCAGTATCTCGGATTGTCTCCCTAGCTGATTCAAGGGCTTCCTCAAATGCCTTTATGCCGCTTGTTGATTCATCAGCACTACTTCTAGTCCGCATGAAAGCAGCGCCAGCAGCAGTAAGCAATGGGATAGCAATACCCAAGCCTGTAGAGATACCAATAAGTGCCCCCACAGACATGTTCAGTTTAGAGGCAAACATAGGCAGAATGCCAACCAACTGAGTAGCCTGCTGACCAAATGCCACAAAAGCATTAGTCCCCGACTGGACCTGAACGATAAAGTCACCAGCCTGATAGCCAAACTGCTGCATGGCCATACCAGTCTCGTTAATCTTACGAGAGGCAAAAGTATTAGCAGCAGTCATTTGCTTTTGTGCGGCAGTAGACTTATTAACAGAAGATGTGTGTCTGTTGATTGCCTTAGTGGCATTCTCTACAGACGTTTCTACCTTGTTTTGGCTAGACCCATATCTTTGATTGCTTGAGGAACCTTTATTCAGCTTGTTAGAAAGAGAATCAATAGCCCTATCAAGAGCGACCGTAGAACGCGCGGCCCTCTCCATATCTTCTACACCGACGACTTCGAGGATAACTTGAATATCAGCCATGTTCTACTTTCTGCTACTTGCTAGATAAAGGGAGTCTAGTCTTTTGATTGTTCCCACGTCGTATGGGTTCAATGTGGTCCCGGTAAGTTCTTTCCAAGCCTGTATATCTGGATAACTTATGGGATTGGGGCCAGAGAAGCCTTGAGATCTTGCTTGTGAGAGTTGCAAGAAAAAAGACCAGACATGCGACAAGAGGGTTGGGAACTCATTGGGGTTCTCTAGTCCTTCTGGTGCATGTCCGGTCGATTTCTTCACCTGCTCTAAGTGTTCTTTCTGAGTGACGCCATTGTCGTCTGTCTGTAAAAGGGAGAACTCATGGTCCGCCCAATCACAGAGTGCATCACTCAGACTTGAGTAAAAGCCTCAAAGGAGTTCAGCCCCCCTTGTAGTTGGTCAACGATCCAGAAGCCAGCTTCACCAGAATAAATCTCTCGGGCTTTCTTCTTGGTTAGCTTTGGCTTTTCACCGCCGTAAGTAATGTCCCACTCTTTGGTAATTCCTACGAGAAGGTCCAGAGAGGAGTTCTCATAGTCTTGAACGGTAAACTCTTTCTTCTGGTCTTTGATACGCTTATTCGCCTGCTCATATACGACAGCCTTATACTCCTTGGTGTGGGGTGCATAAAGCGTGATAGTCATAGGCGTGTTGTCGTCATTCTCCAGAATATTATCCGTGCCGGGATACAAAAGAGTGACAGTAATTACGTCGGATTTGGGAACAATCTTTGAAAGGTCCATATCGGGTATCCTATTATTTTAAGTCAGGTTATAGTTTATGCGCTATAGATCATACTTATAGTTTATATGCTATACTTAGGATTGTGCCGGGTGTTTTGTTTAGTGGAGGGGAACCCCACCCGACAGAGATCCCCCTCCTACCCTAGCTAGGGAACTCTTAAGCGGGTCGTGTGATCGTAAGGTTAGTGTCCTCAGTCGCATCATAGAGTGCTACAAACGGGAGCGTAATCACTCGGGCACCAGCATCCCCAACGGGAACATCAGCACCATTGATCTTGATCTTCGGGAACGTGAACGTATATTCATTAGCACCCGTGGTATCATCAACAGACACAACCAGTTCACTCTCGGTCTCGTTAATGAAGCGATTGATAAGAGCAGCATCCTCAAAGTAAGCCGTGAAGGTGCCCTCAACAGTAGCCATACCACTCAGAAGCTGAGGCGTAGCATCATCACCCACGACGAAAGTAGGCGTCACTGCGTTGTCAATGGAGAAGTCCAGAGAAGTCACGATAGCCGAGGCACTAGAGGAAGCAACGTCACCGATAGCGACATCACCAGAGTAAGCATCAAAGGGCTGTGCAATGGTGGCGTCGTCAACAGTCTTACCAGTCCCGCTGATGGTCATGTCCTTACCGACCATGCCAAAGGTAGCAGTAACCATTTGGTTAGGAGCAATGGAAACAGACATGCTGGAGACAGACATACCAGTAAAGAGACGATACTGAGTGATGTCGTTAGCGGCATCTTCAATCGAGAAGAACTTAGGCGTAACACCAACCTTGAGAGTAGTGGTAGACCAAGCATTCTGGAGAGCAGATTCGAGGAAGGGGTCAAAGTTGCCATCACGAAGATCAACAACAATATCACCAGCAGCCTGACGGTTGCCATGACGATCAACCCGAAGCATACGATCAGGCTGGATTTCATTACCACTGACACGCTCTTTGGTGAGGTTCAGCGAGTGAGAGTTGTAGGGGATTGCGGTAAAGTTACCGGCAGGGGTAGTTCCGAAAGTGGATTCTACAATGTAGGAAAGTCCACTCCTTGAGCCTTGTGCAAAAGCCATTAAAGTTCTCCTTGGGTTTTATTACTACGCATAGATATACCAGCCAATACGAACTGGGATGTGATAGTGAGAACCTTCTTGAACACCAAGGTCTCTTTCTGCGTATCGAATTGATAGTGTTGTCGAGTCGTTAGTTATGTCAGTGGTAGCTTCAAAAGCGTCGATTATCTTATCAGCCAAGTCATCACCAGCACTAGGACCATTACCTTCAGGGACACAACAAGTGACGAGGAAATAACCTTGGTAATACATCTGAGGGGTGAGGCCCCTATGCGCTGGCTCTCTTACTGTGGGAACCATTCTTACATGAACGTAGGATTGGCCAGTCGTAGGAGAGAAACTAACGTTCTCCCATGCGATGTCAGGAATGTCAGTTACGGCAGATAGATTAACCTCGAAGGTAGACCTAATGTCTTCATAGATACTTGCCATATTACCTCCAGATGTCCTTCACTGCCCCAAAGACTTCACGCTCAGTCTCGACCTTACTAGCATGGGGTGCCCTATTACGGAATGCCACACTCTTGCCATCCAAAGGCTCTAGTTTATCAATGTCAGAGTTCATGTTTGATTCGGCAATCCCGCGATAGAGCCTCAGGCTCTGTCTTTTGGGACGACCATCAGAACTCTCTCTACGGCCTCCGCCAGAAGCAGCAGGCAAAACAGAGAAACTTTCCGCATACGCACCAGTATCGACAGGAGTTCTTTTAACTAAATCTGATGCTACTTCTTTTAAGGTGCTTTTGACTTCTTCGCCAGCCTGCTCTCTCAGTTTATCTATCTTTGGAGAAAGGGGCTTGCGATTTACCCTGCCACGGATCATATTTATTCCTTCACATGACAAATGTAGCAAACAAGAGTGTCAGCGTTATAGATCTTCTGGACTGACTTGATTACTACTGTGTCGCCAACTGAAAGAATTTGATCCTCGTTGTCAGGCTCAGGAATAGCCGCTCCAGACGTATCTTTTGCGGGGAGGGCTACCATACGGTCTCCTAGTAGAACACTGTCTCCAGCGGCTTCTGTGAGGCTGTATGCGGCAAAGTAAGCCTTGACGGTATAATCAGTATTAGCGACAGACCCGAGAGAACCCGTAGCGGGATCATAAGTGCCAGAGGACTTCTTACGCAGGGTGGCAGTTCGACCACGACGACTGATTAGAGTCTGTAGGTTCTTGGAGAGCATCTTACTCCTCCAGATCGTATTCGATTACCGTTCGGTCTGCATAGATGTCAAACTGGTTTACGCTGATACGAGTGTTAGTCTTACCGCCAGCAGGAAGGCCACCAGCGAAGATCCCAAGGGAAACCCCACCACCAGCAGACTTTTGTGCATTGATGGTCTGAGCAAGGTTCTTGTAGTGTGCCTGAAGCTGAGAGTATTTCTCTGCAACCTGACCATCAAGATCACTATCTACAAGCCTAGCAAACTTAGCGGAGAGGCTATTAGCAATATAGACGCCAGCGGAATAAACATCGTCAGAGGTTTGCGACAGAGCAAAGGTAATCTCTTCGTTCTGAACCTGCTGATCTGTGGTATCCGTATCCCCGACAAGGAAGCGAACTACATTAAGGCGACCAGATGTCGTGGCCGTGGTCAGGTCTGCTGAATCATATGTCCAAGACAATCTGGTTTCCTCTCAATTATTCCCCAAGGATGGAATCTCGAATTTGATAGTATTCTTCTCGCATCCATTCGTTTCGATACAACCAAGCACGAATTAGTCCACGTTGTTTGTCGTCAATCTTAGACTGTTTAACGCGCTTGTTGTTATATTCTTTCTCGGTAGTGGTTCGCTTTTTGATCTCAGCGTTTACCAATTTTACCAATCTAAGGAGTTGGGCGCTATCCATCTCACTCAGACGATCACCAACCTTAACAGCTTTTTCTAGGTCTCGGTTGTGATAGATGTATCCAGCACTGTAGAGTTGTGCTATCTTGTCTGCCTCTGCTCCAACCTGAACATTCCAGTTGAACTCCTCACCCTTCTTCCAATACTTACCAAAAGCGGTAAAGGGCATTTTAACAAAGACAGGCCAATCGACTTGCCACCCAAGATAGGTCGGGTGGATATATCCCGTATGTTTCATATCAGTATCTCTATTGCTTTCTTAGTGGAGACACCCCCATGATAAACACAGGGATGCCTCTTTAGTTAGTCTGGATTAAGCCAGAACCGAGTTGATGAAACCACCCAGATCGGAACCAACGATCTTCATATCGTAGGACATCTTGACGTGGATTTCTTCGGCAATACCCTCAACGCGGAGGAAGTCACCCGTGAACGATTCAACGGTCAGACCGGCGAACGACGCACCCGGAAGCGAGTTCCAAGCAAAGGTGAGACCAGCAGCAGGGCTACGGAGACCAGCCGAAGCAGGTGTGTAGCAGAGCATTGCATGGTTGCCGCCAATGTAGGAGTTGGACTCCGTGGCACCTTCAGCAGCGGTGTTTTCGATAGCTTCCAGAACGTAGAAGTTCTCGACCTCGAAGATTTCAGCCAGTTTGGCGTCCGTAATCAGGGCCGTGTTGGAAACCGTAGCACCACCGTTCAGGCGAGCAAGGATGTCCGGATGGTCAACCAGAACGTCGCGAACAGCTTTCGAGACAACCATCGTGTTGGGCTTGAAGCCACCCGAGGCCAGTTGAATAGTGCGGGCAAGGGTGCGAACGTCAACAATCGGGGTCGAGTTCGTGTAGTCGTCCCAGTTGGTAACTTCGTTGGCACCGTAGCCGCTGTCATCACCCGTAGCGACACCATCCCAGTTCGTTCCCCAAACGTTGTCAGAGAAGAAGTTGGTCACGAAGTCCTTTTCACGGTCAATGAGCATGTTGTGCGTGAGCATCTGAGCGCCCATCGAACGGGTCTCCAGAGCGGCATCTTCGTTAGCCAGCGTCTGCTCATCAAAGTCCGTGGCCAGACCCCAAACATCAGCATAGTAGCTGTCATTCGAGAGCGACATACCAACACGCTCAGGACGAGTGCGCGGAGCAAGCAGGTTACGCTGACCGGAACGGTTGAAGTTCTCACGGTCATAGATGTAGTATTTGTCCGACTGCTTCGACACATCAACAATCGGGAAGACCTTATCAGCGATAAAGTTCTCTTGGGATTGCAGATAGGCGAGGGTCAGGTTGGTCAGCGGCGCGTCAAGATGCACCTGCGACGGAGTAAGCATAGGCATTGGTTAATTCCTTTCAATCAGATTAGGCTTCGGCGTTGCCGCCACGGAAGAAGTCAATCACGCCGCGTTCGCCAGCCGCTGCACCTTCCACGCAAATTCCAACGATGATGTCAGTGGAGGCTGCGGTAACAGCTTCACCATTTGCATCAACGCCGATGTTGTCGCCAGCGGTCAGACCACCAGTGCCAACTTCGATGATAACACGACCATTGGTCACGACCGTAGCGGCTTCACCCGAAGCGGGATCATTGATGAGAACGCCATAAGCTGCTTCACCATCGCCAGCCGACACAACAGTGCGGTCCGAGGTATTCATTTTAACGAAAGTCCACTGCTTTGCCGAGAGGTCAGCACCAGCGATCATGGACTCACGGATTTGGTTGCCTTGAGTAGCCATAGTAATTAGTCCTTCTTGTAGGTCTTGTTGATGAGAGCCTTACCTTCGGCGGTCTTCGCCACTTGAGCGTAGGCTTGTGCTTTGGTCGTCTCATGCTCTACTGCATAAGCATCAACCATTTTATCCAGCTTGGCTTGCGGGTCGTCCATGTCGCCATCAACGTCAGCCTTGCCAACTTCTTCCATCTGGGCTTCAAACAGCTTATCAGCAGCCATCAGAGCCTCAAGGATTTGCTCCTCCAGATCGAACTTAATGAGGGCCTGAGCCACTTCGGGTTTAAAGTTCGGAAGGGTTTCTTCGGCCTTCTTGGCAATAGCAGCCGCCTCTTGAGCAGCCTCTGCCTCTTCCAGCTTCTTCAGAATGGGAGCAGGAATGTCAGCCTTGTTAATCTGTTCGCCTTCGACTTCGATAAATTCAGCCGGGGCCTTTTTCTCAATGGATTCTGCCGAAATGACAAAACCGTTTTCAATGAGGCTTTTGCGGAGACGCTCGTTCTCTGCTTTGAGTTTCTCTACGTCAGACTTCATAGCCTCAACCTCTTCCGAGGTCTCATCAGCCTTTTCCATCTCGTAGCCGAGGGCCTTCATGGCTTCTGCACGGGAGCATTGCTCCTTTTCCATGTAGGCTTTGATTTTGTTTTCATCCATTTTGTTTGTTTCCTCCGGTTGGATGTCCCGCTTGAAAAGAGTAACCATTGCTTCTGCGTTGGCCGGTCGGTCAACAAGCGAAAGTTCCTCCAGTTGAAGTTCCAGCAACTCAGTCGCCATTATACTCTCCTTTGACAGCGCGGCCTCCAATGCTGAAGGCAGCTAGTTCACCACTTTTGACTTTAGCCCAGACATCATCGTCATAGACTTTGAACGCTACAATCCAGCCCTCACGGTCACTGTGGATGCCAAGGGAATCACCAATCTCTTTGGTAATCGGGAGAGAGTGAACGACCACCCCAATCTGATCCCCATTGTGCATTTGTTTACCGACACGAATGTGTTCCATGAAGTTGTTCACGGCTTTCACAAGCGTATCAGGTTTAATCACGTCGCCTTGGCGGTCGATCACAGGCTGACCCTTTTCGGTCACTACACTAGCCCAACCATATACCAAGCGTTGTTCGTCGTCAGACTTAAGGATCTGACCTTCGATGTTCTTTGTCATTTCACCCACCGATGTATCTGCCTCCCAAAAACGACAGGCCCAGTAACGGGCAGAGGTTTTATCCTTAGCGGTATCGCAAGAGTGACGGGAGCGGAAATTGGCTCTTGCTTTCGGGTCATCCCTACGGATCTCCATATTAGTATCTCCGAAGGTAACTCGCTTCACCTTGTCGCCATCTTGGACAAAGACTTCAAACTTTTTGCTACCACCTTGGATACGACGAGGCTTATTCAGAGTGACTTTCTCGCCCTGATACTCTGCCTTAGCGAAGTCCTCTTTAAGCACTTCAGACACAATAGCCCTGAGAGCCTCTATACGGTCCACTGATGGCTTATCTTCCTCTTCAGTATCCTCCGGCTCATAATACTCCAGATAATCCTCATGGCTCTCTCCGGGCATGTATACGGCCTGTCCATCATAGGTGCTAACGTGGACCTTACCTTCCATCCCAAGATCAATGCTACGGGCAACGGCTTCTGCTTGAGTAGTGAAGATGTCGTTAGCGTATTTAGCCTTGCGGAGAGTGGTCAGCTTATGCCCAACCATCTGACCCGTAGGTTTGCCCTCATCATCAATGATCTCAATACGAGCAGCAGGTTCTTCTTTAGTGCCAGTAACCTTGACGGGAATATCAGGGACGTTGCCATCACGGACGATCTGACGGATGATACCACGAGCGGTGCCACCAGAACTGTTCCAAGATACGTTAGAACCTACCGACATGCCCTTCTTAATTGCACTATAGGCAGCAGCCATTGCTTTTCCTTCGTCTTGGGTGTCGCTATAGACAGAGTTGAAAACTTCCATGAACTGCTTTTTCTTGCCAGCAGGAACACTATCGGGGACTTCTTGTGCGGATGAATAAGGCATCTATTTATACAGGTATGGGTTTTGCATCAGGATTAGATCGAAAGCGGCTGTAACACGGGCGTTGTTTGTTCTAACGGAAACCTCTACGTCAATGTCGCTCTTCTCAGGAATTGGAATAGGAACATCAAATGGATAGAAGTATTGACCACCAGCACCAGAGACTTCAAACGAATGCCCAACCCTAAAGCTGCTTTCGCCACCGTATCTAACGAACATAAAGCCAGTAGCATCTGATCCAGCTTGACAAGTGCAAGTGCCTTGGGTTAGGTATGCTGTGTATCCTGCCGGAACCGTGTAGATTGCCATTAGGGTTTGAGCCTTACCGGCAGTGATCCTAGCGACAGTAACTCCACCCTTTTGGATATTGATATTGCCGATGTTGGTTGCCGATCCGTTGACCATGAAGGCACGATAGATACGGATGAAGCTATTGGTGGTAGTGACAGCGACAGAACTGGAGACTTCTATGTTCTCAGTGAGTGGATTGTAATCAGCATCTAACCCTACAATGGAAACAGTTTTGCCATCATCGCTTGCGTTCACTGTTGGGATGCTAACGGTTCCTGCGATAGCCCAAGACGCCCAAGGATAAGGTGTGTCGTTTACATCCCATACAGTGCCTGTCGTATTGTTTGACATCTGAGGAACAGCACCAAACTTATGCACGAAGGAATGGCCACTCACCTCACCTTTGGCAATCGCTAGTCGGTCATGCTCGTAAAGGTGTTTAGTCCAAGTAGGCATCCCTAGTCTCCTGCATTCTCACCAATAGAACTGTCTTGTGCGGGATCAAACTCTTGGTCTGGTCCGTTATAGAAATCTGCACGAGCATTGGCGATACGACGCTCTGCCTCAAGATCAGTGCTATAGGCTTCACGATCCAGCTTGGGTAGTTCAGCATTCTCCAAGAGTGCATCGACAATATCAGGCTGAGACGCGAGGTTAATATCTGCACCATTGAGGTTACGGAGATAGCTACCGAGTTCCTTCAGATCGTGGGGTGCAACATCACCAGCGACAATCTTGGGGAGATACTTGTAGTCCAGACCATTCAACTGCCACAGACGCTCGACCAACTGCTTGTTGAGAACATCTACGATAGTCTGAATGTATGCCTCAAGGGCACGAAGGAATAGGTCGGTCTTGCTCTTGGAGAGGGCGTAGGAACCCTGAGAACCACCACCAAGCATCAGGAACTCACTCAGGACGCTACGAGCAATGTCATGTTGATAACGCTTAACGACAGGATCAATGTCAATGTTACGAGTGCCATCAGACGACATCAACCGAATAGTGACCAACTTCTGATTGGTAGGTTCACCATCCTTACCGGGATATGTATCAGACGGCGTTATAAGGTATCCTTGCTCATTAAACTTCACATCCTTCAGGATACTCTCAAGGTTATTCTTGAAGGCTACTTGGTCATCTGTTGCATCAGGGGAGAGATACTCAGCAGGGATTTCAGCATGGGGGATACCAGCCAGTTCACGCTCAATACCGATAGCCTCATACTGCTGGATAGTGTTCAGACGAGTATAGCTGGTATAGGCATTACGAAGGACACTACGACCAGTGGGATCACCATTGATGCTTGTCGTCCTATACAGAACAGCCTTATTCATGGGAATGTAGGAAGACCCAAGGACATTGGCTGTGGACTGGTAGAACCCCTTGATGTCACCAGACTGGTAATCTACATCAAACCGATCAATGGTCCAAGGTGCCCTAGCGGCAATCTTACGAACTCCGATACGACCATCTGTGAACTTGGAACGCTTCTTAGGGGAACGCTCAGTAGGACCAACACGACGCTTATAGACTACCTCGAAAGGCATAAAGCCAAAGGTTAGAAACGACAGTGCCTCAGAGATGTGGTCGTCAAGAGTGTGATCCATATCCTCAAGGACGCTCTCAACGAACTTGGCTTCTGCCACTGCTTGCTCGTCTTCTTCATCCGTGGGCTTTACCGTAAACTTTACATCACGGAGGACTTGCTCTGTGGCATACATAACAGCGCCAATGGTGCTATCATTTTCACGCATCTCACGATACTTGCGGATAGCATTACGACCACGGAGTTCAGGCAGAAACTCGTCAGCGTGAATAGTGCCATTACGGACATTACGACCACCAATGCCAAGGATCTTCTTGCCTTCGGTCTCTGAGAGTTTTTTGATGGCCATTTATGTGTTCCTATCAGTAATCTTTAACTTCTTGTGGTGTCGCATCCACAATAGCTTGTGCCGCAGCGCGTTCTTCGTCATCAGCAACGATCAGAGGGTTATCGACCATCTCAGTGCCCGTCTGGTTGCCCTCTTCATCGTAGACCGGCTGTTCCACCTGAGCATCAAGAGGTTCAATAGCCGATTGCACTAGAACGCTTTCGGTTAGTTCCTCGCCTGTCTCTGGATCAAATTCCCCAGTTGGTTGATCTTCCCAGACTTCAGGACGACCATCAGCTAGACGATACTTAGTCAGACGTGCAGTGGCCTTACGATACTCAGCCAGTTGGTAGTTGAAGGTATTGTTAGCAATGTTGATGTCGTGATTAGCAGAGAAGGCAGTCATGAAGGCATCGAAAGCACCATCACCAGTGCGGATGGATTTCTCTCGGGCTTGCTCAGGCCAATCTCTAGCGATATAACGCTGTGCCCGCTTCTCAAGTTGGGCTTCTGTGAGAGGAAGATCACCCTTATTCACAAATATGGTCATTAGTAATCCTCCCGCTCTGCAATGATACCTACAGCGTTAAGGTTCGTGGGTGCTGTCCCGAAGACTACCGTGTAGATGAAGCCGTCGTAGCTGACCGTGTAGTCATCCCCAGAGCCTTCCTTCTGGAGAGAACCAGCGTCATAGACGAACTTAGGTTTCCAGCCACGCTCAAGAGCAAAGTCAGTCTCAGAGCCATCACCCTCGAACCAGAATACCTCTTGGACATAACGCGGTGGATTACGCAGATCAGCCAGTTCCTCGCGGAGGTTTACTGCGGGTTTAGATACATTCACAGTCATGATTATTCCTCCACGATCAGATTGTTGCTGGCGCTGATAGCCGTTCCTACAGCATCAGTTGTGTTGTCCACTCTACGCAGTCCTTGGAATACGCTACGACCAGCAGAGGTGCCCACATGAAGCAGATCAGTCACAGGGTCATGAGCCAAGGCAGTCACCGCGTCAGAGGCACCGTAGAGAGTTGCTTGAGCGTTCTCTTGGAACAGGAACTTCTCGTCCTCGTAAATCTTACGGATTTGACTGTCGCTCGGAACAGTTGCGCTAATCCGAAGCAATGCCAAGTCAGCGTTTGTGAGAGGCTCTGCCCCATCTACTGCAAGACCAACGTTAAGGACGGCAGAAGCATTGTTTAGTGTCAGTAGGGCCGATCCGGTCTCAGTATCATCCAACGCACCATTGAGGTAAATCTTTACGTCTCCAGCGCCGTCATACAGAGCAACGAAGTGAGTCCAAACATCATTATCAACAATGCGATTGCTGGTAGCAGTGCGAGCGGTTGTGTCGTCATCGCAGGTAAAGGTCAGGAACCCAGAAGCATTGACCGCCAACGTGAACCGTTGTGCTGACACCGCGCTGTCGCGCTCAAGGATTGTCTCAACCGCTGTATTAGCGCCTTGCTTGAGCCATCCCATCACGCAGAAGTCACCCGTCCCGAAGTCTAAATCTGCATTATAGGGTTGGCTCAAATAGTTGCTAACAGAGAACCCGCTGTAGCTAACTAAATCCGCTCCAGATTCTACAGGGGTGCGGGTCACAGTGCCGTTGACGATCAGGCCGTTGTTGTTCACCGAGCGGTCTTCGTCTGCGAGTTTGACGGAGACGTTGTCATACTTTGTAACACCAGTTCCAGACGATATTAGTCGGATTGATGTTGATGTGCTGTCGGCAACAAAAGTTACAGAATATGGACCAGTTGTTGCGCCTAGGCTGCCAGTGTAGACAAGCTGAGTTGCGCCGAATACTTCAAGCCAAAATGCAGAAGTTGTAGAAATTCTATCCACAGACAACACATATTTTTTGCCGATAACAGTTGTGATGGTCTGATTAGCATTGCTGTCTGAACCTGCGTTTGCAGTATCGTCTACTACAATATATCCGCTTGCATCCCAGCTAATTACTGCATTAGTAGCACTCCACCCACTAATATCCGTATCAAACGTCCCATTCGTCACCAACTCACCAGACCCAACCAAATCAGTATCATCGGTATCGGACAGGAAAGCACCCTTGATGTCGCCGTTTTGGTAACCGCTATTCCAAGATGATGTAACGTGAGCGACCATACCACTTGCTTGAGTGTTGGGGTCTTCTGCGAGAACCGTCAGTCCATCAGCATGACCAAAGGCGTCTAGAGACAGTCCTGTGACATTACCCGGCAGTGTATAAGGAGCAGCATCAGTATCATAATGCCCATCGCTAAAGCCATCCGCAGCGTAGGTATCCGCGTAATAGACCTGATCTGAAGCATCATCGTTGTAGAAGAGGCGATTGCTGTCGTTGAACGAAACGAAAGCCATACCCGCCGTTTCGCTGCTGTCGTAGACTGAGCCGTTATCAGCAATAACACTCACGCCACCCGCAGTTGCCACAGCAATCGTAGGCACCGGAAGCCCAGTCGCAGGGTCAATCGGGGCGTCGGGGAGGACGGTCATGGCTACGTCGTTGACGGTGTTGTTTACGATGCCCGTAGCAACGAAAGAACCAAACCCAACACCGCTGTTTCGGCCAGAGATGTTGTCGTTGTATAAAGCTACGCCAGAAAATCTGAACTTCTTGCCCGTGTCGGATAGAAAATCAACGACGTAAAGGCCTCCGTCTACGCCAGCTCCAATAGAACCGTTTTTTGCAGCCAAAGAGTAATTTGTCCCGTCAGCACCTGCGCCGATCATGTCCTGAGTTGCAACAGGACCGCCTTTGTCGATCACCATCCACATCGGCAGCGACGGATCATCCCCATCATAGATCGTGACCTTATTGCTCTCAGCCACAATCACAGCAACCGCAGGGAACTCCCTACGACTACCACGAGTAGAAGTGTTCAGGGTCTCGTTATACCAGCTAGTCCCTTGGGTTCTCTTCCGCCATGCACCACCGTCAGAGTCCTTCGAGGTATCATACACGAAGACATCTACAGCCGTAACTGCTTTGGTCTCTGCAATAGCTGCAAGGTCAAGGTCACTCGTGAGATTTACGAAGGAGGGGCTATCGGTAGTGGCAAGGCCCTGATCCAGAGCATCCACAGTAGTAATAGCGTCGTTGATCTTTGTGCGAACGCTAAGACCGCCCTCGTTATTATTAAAAGTAGGCATTGCTATGCTCCGTCATTCCATGTTTTGGTGTCAGCCCAATAGGAGGAATCATTCCATGAGCCTAGAGTTAGTATCCAATCAAACGGCCAAGTATCTTCATAGGAGATCTCTACCTTGTCCGAAACATTGGTAGATATTCCTACGTAACCTTCTGCATTTGAGAATTGGACTGAAAAGTAATCACCAGCCGTCAGGCCTACAAAAAAAGAATCCGTGAGATAAGATGACCCAACGCTTCCTTCTACACTTGGGAATTGGACTGAAAAACTATCTCCAGTCGTTAGATCTACAGAAACATAACCATTGGGGGATGCAGCACCAAAATCAACTCTCGGCACTTGTAATGTCCTCCACGATAGTAATAGTGAAAGTATTCGTAGAAGTAACGACACCAGAATCTGTAGTGAACTGAATGTCACATTGGTATTGCCCAATCTCTAGAACATCAGTCTCTGCGGCTGTCTTAGAGAGGGTAAATTCACCATTAGCACTGTCTGTCACAGTCACCGTAAGATCAACCAGAGGGTTGCTACCCTTAATCATCTGGGACTTGACTGAAGTAGAACTCAGGGAGACTGGGTTGTCAGAGTTATCTCTACGAACGCAAAGGAGTTCAAGGGTATCCCCCTGTTTGACACTTACTGCCATCTATCTCACTCCCCATCATTCCAATTTAAGTCGTCTCTCCAGACGCCAGCGTCAACCCAAAAGCCTTCCGTAAGAACTCCACCAGAAGGACTCACATATCCAAACTTGGTAATATAATCCAAATACCAGTCGGCTTTCCTATAAGTGACAAACCTTTTGTCGTTAGGCGACACATACTGATTACGGTCCAGATCATAAAGAATCGCATCAAGCAGGTTTGCTCTTATAGTTTGATTGTAATCCTGCTTCGGATTGCTCATCTTACGTTATCCTCGGAGTGAACTGCTATTGGAGTAAGCCAGTCTAAGTTTGGGGGCGCTAAAGCCCTTGAGCATCAACTCTGTCAAGGCCCAGACCATAGCATCATACCTATCAGGAGACTTCTGACGGCCCATAGGTTCATATGTAGTCATTTGTGTCTCAAGCTGTGAGAGGCTTGCTACAGGGTCTTCAGGGTTTCTCAGGTGTCTGACCTTACCACGCTCATACAAGGCACTCACAGGCTCTGCTCTGGCGATCTTAGCACTACTTGCGTGAACACCCTTCAATGGAATGTTTGGATCAATAGTCCTGAACAGTGTTGGGATTAGGTCTTTACCCTGATTGCTTTCATAAACGATACGGGAACAACCATGCTCATGATAGAGTTCAATAGCTTTGGTGGCCCATGCTTCAGGAAGTCCCTTGAAGGAATAGTCCCCTAAGATGTATCCTATGCCGTCTTCATCAATTCCAGCGACAACAATACCAGTCAAGTCAGATTCAACGTTAGCCGTGATAGCAGGGTCTACAGCGACAACCTTCCTTACCATCGGGGGTAGTTCATATCGACTGATCTGACAGGCATCAATCATATCAGCAGTCCATAGAGCGCCTTCGTTCTCTGTTAGGACTTCTGCGTAAATCTCTTGTCGGCCTAGTCTTGTGCCTTCGTATTGTTCTCTTAGGGCATCAAAGAAAGTGTCAGGAAGACTGTTGTTCTCAAATGAGGTGCCAGTAGTAACGACAGTCTTGGGATCTTTTAGAAAAGCCCTGACTAATACTGTGGACTTGGGTGTGGTTGTTACGCAGACCCTTGGGTGTTTTCCTAGTCGTAACCCGAATCTCAGCATGTCCCAAGTTTCTTGATCGTAAGCCCAAGCAGCCAATTCGTCACACCAAGCCATATGAAACTGAGGACCACGAAGACGTTCCGGCTCTTGGGCGCTATAAAATTCTACCTTAGCACCATTAGCCCAAGTGAGGGTTCGTTTCGTAGGAGACCACTCAGGGTATCCCATATCAGCACCACGGTAGGTCCGATCATGCTTATTGCAGAGTGCCAGAAAACCACTGTCGCCCTTCACCATAACCCGTTCAATGTCTGAGTTAGTGGCAGCTACAGCAGCAATCCTTTTATAGCCCTTCTTGACTTGTTCTCTTACCCACTGAACACCAGTCCAAGTCTTTCCAAAACCACGACCAGCATTGATAAACCACACATCATAATTACCTTCCGGGGGTAACTGCTTTTCTCTAGCCCAGAACCTATAATCGTATTTGAGTTCTTCTATTTGCTTTGGGCTTAAATCTGAAAGAGCCTCTTTGACTTGCTCAGGCGGTAGTTCTTTCAGTTTCTGTGCAGTTAGGGTCAAGGGGGCTACTCTTTATCATTCTTCAGACTTACCAAGTGCTTTCATGAGTGCATCAACAGCACTTTCGGCCTCTTCAGATTCATTCCCGACTTCTTGAGACTGTTCTGTCGATTTAGGACTCCAGCCTCCATGACTACGAAGATAGAGTTCCTGAGACTTCCATGTGGTAGGATGCTCAGGGTCTCCATTGATTGCTTGGTTGATTACTCTAGAGCCAATAGCTTCAGTTACTCCAGCCTTAGCTGCCTCCATGTCCTGACCATAGTATTTGTAGAAACTGGTGTAGGAACCGGGAGCAAAGGCATAGGATTGAATATCAGCAAAGATCTGAGCAACAGGAACACCAGCACGAATGAGTTCCCTCACACGCTTGGCGATCTCTGGGTTCTTTTCGAGAGGCTTGTTCGCCATTGGTTTCCTCTTTGGATAGTTACCCCAAGCCTAATGCTCAGGGTCTGTGCTATGATAAGCGACAGAACTTGGAAGTGTCTTCTTATAGAGTCTTAAGTGGGTAGCTTAAGTAGCGTCTATAGGTAACGACACATAATTGATTATCATTCTCTATCAGAACTGTTCTTAAGAGAACTCTTAAGATTTCCTCTTAAGTAGTATGTCTAGGTTATTAATAATTACTTATTGGGTTATGATCTCTTAGGCAACAACCTTAAGAGGAAATCTTAAGAGTCTCTACTTATATATAAGTTCATTTTTTCGGGAATCTTACACAGAATTTTCAACTTTTTTACAACCTATTGGAATCTAACGAATCTTTTTTCTACCTTGTCGTGTGATTCTTGTCGTTGGTGTTGCTCCTTAGCCTCTATCTGCGTCAACTAGTCACACCCTGAGCATTTTCTTTTGTTCCGGATTCTACGGTGTCTACCCCGCAACCCTAGATTGTGCTCCAGCTTTCCAGAGGGTCCCATAGGTTGTATCCCCCGGTCACACGCTATGGTTGTCGTTCACACCTATAGCGGGAATCCCGAATGTGATCACAAAAGATACATGCAAAAGAGTGAATGTGATCACAAATCTATGGTGTGATACAAAAGCAACACGCATTCGATAAATACTTGATATCTGAAGAAAAAACTTGACAAAGAGGGGTGATTCGCTAACCCCCATGATACGCTACTGATTCGTGCAAATGCAAATCAATCGCAACTACACGACAAATAAAAAGCACCTAACGCATTGAAGCGGTATCATAATACCCCATTGCCAGAGAGCCACGGAGAGGCATGCTAGAAAGCCGATAGCACTAGCAGGCAGGTTACCCCCTAATGCTATCGACTCGCCGTCATACGGGCCTATGCGGGCCTCACAAGTATGATATCGGACTCGGGATACTCTTCCCGAATCCATTCCGTCACATTGTCAACTAGGTCTGGCAATTCAACCGTTACCGAGAACTCTTCACCCAACTCATCGCGCATTAAGACATGAAAACGCTGCATATTAGGACTCCTTATCCGTTAGTGATATTTATAAGAGACGTTAGCGACGGCCGGGTTCCAGCACGCCCTACAATCGCCGCAAGCGTTGCCTTGTTGTGGAGCCGGGCAAGCGTGGCCAACCGGATCACCCGACTTGTCATGCACTGTTGAGGTATTAGGCCAAGACAACGGCTTATCATTGACCATGGGTGACGACACCCGAATAACTAGGTTGGGCGGAGTCTTGCGGGTTGAACGCGATACAATCCCTATTTCGCGGGTTGGCAACCAGTGCTGGACTCCCGGAGTCTTTTCCGCGACCGCCTTGATACAGTCCAGCATTTCAACCGAGTCCAAATCCCCGGAGTCGAACCAACGGTGGAACGGTTGGCCAGTCTTTAGCGTTGCCTTGTCAATCTGGAAAACCATTGCCGCAATCCATTTATCTGGCGCGTTGGCGATAAGGGCGGTTGCCTTGATATAATTGTCTCCCCAACCTTTATTCACGCTAGGGCGCAACCGTTGAATCCGCCTTGCATAGCAACCGTGACAGATTGAACCTTCAACCTCGGCCAACCGTGAACCAACCTTGCATGCGAAGGCGTCGGTTGCGAAGGTTGACCCCGGCATTTTGCTGTTACGGGTTGAAAGCTTTCCCGCTGTTGCGGTTGCCTCTTTGAGCGTCAGTTTCATGATAGATTCCTTGTCAGTTAGAGAAACAACGGCGCAAAGCAAAGGATGCAAAGCGCGGCGAGTCCTATTGCGTCCGATATCATACTAGCCCGCTTTCGTGTTATAGATCACAACGTCGTGCCCATTGGCGCGGGCAATATCCAAGGCGCGGCGGGCTTGCATCATTGTCATAAGCGGAAGGCCTTCAATCGGTTGAATGATTGTTTCACCGGTAAGGCGCGTTGCTGTTGCAAGGGTATAAGTTTTCATTTTGCTTTCCCTAGTTGATACCGACTCGGGATTGAATCGGCATGAAAAGGGGAAAGAAAAACTAGGCGCGGGCGGCATTGCATCCTTACCCGTGCGCGTGACCGGCCCGTCAGACCGATTCCCCCGTTCCCTATATGGGCGGCGGCATAGGGGAATCTCTACCGGCAACGGATATCTATTGCAAGCCCATATTTTGCCCCGTTGTGAGTTATCGCCAAACAAGTAAAGAATCGTGGGCGCGCGCGGTTACATCATAACCGAACAAGAGTAAACCCATAAAATAGCCTATTTACATAACCCGATTCGCTCTGATATTCTGGGAGTGAACCGACTCACGAATCACCGAATCACTGGCTGCAACATTTCAACGCGGGAATCAACATGATTTTACTCGCCCCATGGTTGTTCTATTTTTGGTTGTATTCATATGTCTGAATGTAACTTGTGGTTGTGCAACCTATGGATGTATTCAGATATTACCATAAGTTGTGCAACCCATGGATGTATTCAGATATTACCATAAGTTGTGCAACTTCGGGTTGTGCGAGGGTCAACCTATGCGTGTGATACCCCACGAGAAAATTGCTTTCAATGGACCCCACGAGAAAATTGCTTTCAATGGACCCCACGAGAAAATTGTTCGCTTGACCCCCGACGTGATAATCACAGCTAAAACACCCCACGTGAAAATTGTTCGCCAAATATCCCACGGCGGAAATGTTCGTCAAACCCCAAGATAGGAATGAAGATGAGATATGAACTAAGAGATGAAGATAGTATGTTGTTTGCGGTATGGACATTCAAGACTGAAGCACAATATAAGAGAGCAAGGCAGAGACTTAGCCAGAAGATCACTTGGAATCGTGTGAAAGGAGCCTAAGAATATGACAGAGTTAATGTGCTTGGCTGTCGCTATCTTCTTCGAGGCAAGGGGAGAGCCACATACAGGGCAAGAGATGGTCGCTGAGGTGGTAATGAACCGTGTAGAACACCATAAGTTCCCAGATACCGTATGTGATGTAGTCTATGAACCTCGTCAGTTCAGCTTTACCCATGATGGTATACCTGATAGCCTAGATGCTTATAAGTTACCAGAGGACCGTAGAATGGCTGACAAGGCTATCGTTATGGCTCATGAGTTTTTGAGTGGTTATCGTTTTGGGGCTACTTCTACTCATTTTCATGCAGATTATGTCGAACCTTTTTGGACTAACCATTATGAGTTTGATGGACTTGTAGGTTCTCACCTGTTTTATACCTGTTACGACTTATGCTAGTCCTAAGTTTGTGTTGACAAAGACTAACGAATCACGCTAGAGTAAACACATAAGCAGTAAGGAGACTAACATGAGAGTTTGGGTAATCACTAACCACCACAATGAGTTTGTCGCTGTCATTGGTGACTATCTTGAAGCGATGAACATGGTAGAGAAGCTGGAGAGAACTGGAGAATACCCTATTGACAGCCTCTATGTAGACGAATATACTATCTGAGAAACAGAAGGAATCACAAGATGCAAGTCAAAGAGATGTTGAACCAGATTGGTTATGGTCGTGAGTTTACGGTTACTTTCGTCAAGAAGGATGGCACTGAGCGTAAGATGCGCTGCATGATGGAACCCCCTACTGGCCCTATCAAGAACCCTGATGTCGTCCCTGTCATGGATCTCGACAAAGGTGCTTGGAGGTCTTTCCGTATTGACAGTGTAGTCAGTCTCGCGGTATAACAGAATCATACGTAACAGCTTGAGATAAAAGGAGAATCGTTATGATGCTTTATGTAGTTTTTCAGAAGACCAAGTGGCTCAACCGTGAGACTATGGTCGGGGTCTTCTTGACTGAGGGTGACGCTGAGTGGTTTGCAGACCAAGCCCTCAAGGGAGGCCCCGAAGTAAGGATCAAGGAGGTTTCCGCATGGGAACAATGGTCAGAGATCAGGAAGAAGGCCACAGCGAAATGATTGGATTGTATGAGGAAGACCTTGAGATTGACTACGTTGACTGGAACTTTATCCTGAATAGGATCTTAGGGGGCTTTTACGAATGCTGACGCCAACTTATGAAGATGCACTACAAGAAGCTATCACTCTTTTGCTTAGGTCTGGTAGATTTAGTAAGGCATACAAGCTAGAAGAACTTAAGTCTAAACTTGAGCATTTGGAGAGCCTCTATGAGTAATGATTGGGCTGTATATGTGGGCTACCAGATGGTATCTGACAGGGATGTAGCTTGTGCTATCTTTTTGTCAGAGATTGATGCCCTAGAGTTCGTGGCTTGCTCTGAATATGAGCGATACTACCGTAGGCTTGAGGCTAGTTTTGATGTCGTTGTAGCTTGGACCCACATCACTCGGCATGAGACCCTTGAGTTGACACCTGATGAGGAATCACCTATCTTCAGTGTTATCGAGGGTGGCAAACGAGACCCTAAGTTCTGAAAGGAAATCTTATGATTGTTAATGGGTACACTATTGAGCCAAAGTCTAACCTTAGACGGGCTTACCTTTATGGGGCTAACCTTGAAGGGGCTAACCTTAGAGGGGCTAACCTTGAAGGGGCTAACCTTAGAGGGGCTAACCTTAGAGGGGCTAACCTTTATAGGGCTTACCTTGAAGGGGCTAACCTTAGAGGGGCTAACCTTGAAGGGGCTAACCTTAGAGGGGCTAACCTTAGAGGGGCTAACCTTTATAGGGCTTACCTTGAAGGGGCTAACCTTAGAGGGGCTAACCTTGAAGGGGCTAACCTTAGAGGGGCTAACCTTAGAGGGGCTAACCTTGAAGGGGCTAACCTTAGAGGGGCTTACCTTTATGGGGCTAACCTTGAAGGGGCTAACCTTGAAGGGGCTAACCTTAGAGGGGCTAACCTTAGAGGGGCTTACCTTTATAGGGCTAACCTTAGAGGGGCTAACCTTGAAGGGGCTAACCTTAGAGGGGCTTACCTTTATGGGGCTAACCTTGAAGGGGCTAACCTTGAAGGGGCTAACCTTAGAGGGGCTAACCTTAGAGGGGCTTACCTTTATAGGGCTAACCTTAGAGGGGCTAACCTTGAAGGGGCTAACCTTAGAGGGGCTTACCTTTATGGGGCTAACCTTGAAGGGGCTAACCTTGAAGGGGCTAACCTTAGAGGGGCTAACCTTAGAGGGGCTTACCTTTATAGGGCTAACCTTAGAGGGGCTAACCTTGAAGGGGCTAACCTTAGAGGGGCTTACCTTTATGGGGCTAACCTTGAAGGGGCTTACCTTTATAGGGCTAACCTTAGAGGGGCTAACCTTGAAGGGGCTTACCTTTATAGGGCTAAACTACCGCACTTTCAGATTTGCCCCCAAGAAGGTTCTTTCATAGCCTACAAGAAGACCACAAAGGGTGTCGTTAGGCTCCTGATTACTGAGGACGCAAAAAGGACTAACAGTCTCACAGGTCGTAAGTGCAGGGCCTCTAAGGCAATCGTCCTTGATGGTGACGGAGTAGGTGGGACCGGGACACATCATCAATCTCTTGTATACGATGTAGGTGCTACTCTCTTGTGTGAAGACTATGATGATGACATTCGCGTAGAATGCACCAAAGGTATCCACTTTTTCATGACTAAAGAAGAAGCTGAAGAGTGGAGTTGAAAGGAAACCAAATGTCTGAATACCAAGTAGAACTGGACCATGACGCAGAACTATATCTGGTAGAGGCTAACCTTGAGTGGCCCGGAACCTATGATATTTTTGTCGAAGGGTCTGGACGGGAATGCTTTGAGGTAACAGAAGAGCCTACGTTTGGTGAATGGATAGTGTCTCGTTATGATGAAGACATCGAACTGAGGAACCTTAAATCATGGGACGTAGAAATCACGAAGAAAGCAGAGAAGATCATGAGGGAAATCTACTGGAACACAATCGCATGAAAACCGCTAGAGAGATCATAGAAGCCAGACTTGGACGTAAACTTCCACCTGTCGCTAACATGGCACCTGATGAACGAGATGCTGTCAAGAGGCTGGCGATACAACTAATCAAGAATAGGAAATCTAATGAGTGACTTCAGGTATCCCGGACCCCCGACAGCGAAAGTTCTCAAGGAGGTAAACGACAAGATCACTGAACTGGAGTGGAATGATGGCCCCAAGCAGTTGATCGAGGATCTTGATAAACAACGTGCTATCCTTGAGCAGATGATAAAAGCAGGAGAGTTGTATGTCCCAGAGTTCTAGTCCACTAAAAGCCATCAGAGCAAAGTGTTTGGATTGTTCTTTCAATGCCACGGAGGTTAGATTGTGTCCTGTCACCTCTTGCCCTATCTGGCCCTTTAGGTTTGGGAAAAATCCCTACATCAAACGTGAAATGACCGAAGAACAACGTCAAGCAGCAGCAGACAGGTTGAAGAAAGCAAGGGAGAAAAAGAATGACAACGATTAAAGCTACCTACATTGACCACATGGGTTCTGATCTATCTGTGGTGAATGCTGCTAGAGTGTCCTTTGGTAAGGTCTCTGATTGGGAGGAAGGCACAGAGGAAGATCATCATATCACTGAAGCAGGGGGTTGGAACTACGAAGAGACCTGCTATCTAAAGCTGTCCGAAAGAGACCAGAAACTTATCCGGTATCTAGCAAAGCACAATCATATCAGTCCCTTTGGTCATGCTTTTGCCAGTTTCCATGTGAAGGCTCCGATCTTTGTCGCTAGGCAGCTTGTAAAGCATAAGTTTTTGCGCTGGAATGAGGTATCCCGTCGATATGTAGACGATGAACCTGAGTTTTATGTGCCTGATGT